AAGTTGCATAAACTAATTCATACAAAGGCTCTAAATAGGTTAAATAAGTATAAGTATAGCGTTGGTCGTTTAGTTGTTGTGTTTTTTCATTACCTTGAAACAAAATCAATTGCGCATCAATTCTTAATTTTCCATTTCCTTGCGGTTCTGGAGCGTTAATCACGTACCATATTAAAGGGTACTTTTGTTTTTTAGCTTTCATTTTAGAAACAACCCAATAGTTGAACTCTTTTTGGTCTCCAAAGTGAAACTGAACACTAACACCATCTATTTCAAGGTCTTTAAAAACCTCTTTTAAAGCCATTCCGATTATCATAATCCAAATGAATTTTTAAACTCTAAACTCCCCGCTGGTACATCTGGATAATCTGTTGTATTGTCTAACAAAAATTGTAAATAACTAACAAAACCACTATCACGATTACCGAAGTAATCAGTAAATAATACCCCATTTCTGTAATATTGTTGTGGTTCGTTGCAAGTACTACCTTGATACATTTCTACAAAGTCATTCCAAACGCTTACTAAATGCGTTGTATAATCTGCATTTACTCCGTTTTTTGGTTCAATTATTACTTGTCCCAATTGTGAATTAATTGTACTTTGATAGTGGTTTACATAAACAAAGTTTGCTAATAAAGAGATTTTAAATAATCCTTCTGTATATTTCAAGCCTTGCCAAGTGTAGGTTTTACCATCTAAAGTATAATCGCATCCGTCAACTAAATTTTCCCACTTAACTGGCGCACCTATGTCAAGTACGCCATTAGTGGTATTAGCTTTTAAATCAGTATATAAAATATTGCCTAAAGTTAACTTTAAAAATTGAGTAACATATCTATCAATCGAAGTTTCTAATTCTATAGAGGCATCGCTTGTTGGCTCTTCTGTATTTGGTACAGATAGACTTTTTGTGAAATATGTATTATCAATATAAAGCATTTACTTTGGTTTTATTTATTACTAACTTTTTTTTTACTTAAAACTGTTGCAGCAACCGCTTCTGTTTGAACAGGGTCTAAAATAGCGACCCCTTCAGCGATAAGCTGTGAGGCAAGTTGCGAGTCGCAAACGATTCTATCGTCTACAACTTTATTAGCAAAGTCCTCTATAAATTTAACCCCTACCATGATTAAGGAGTGGCTAAAGTTACTAACGCAGCAGAGATAGAAGTTACTTTCTTAAATCCTGTTTGGTCTACTGTTCTAATTAAGAACGCTAATCTCTTACGTGCTTTAATAGTCATCATATCCTCAGTAAATTGAGCGTTAACGCCTCCTTTAGACAAAACAACACCTCCCATTTCATAAATTCTTGCATATCTTGAATCCCCAACATATAGAGTATTTGCGACTACGTGGTTATCTTCTACAATCATAAGTGAATCAACTCTAGGGTCATTGAAATTAAACACATAGTTGTTTGTAGTGTCTTTTTTCAATTTCAGTTTGTTAATATCTGAAATATTCATAGCTACAAAATCTGGCTTGTATTTCGCCCCACCAGTCGCAGTAATAGACTCTTTAACCTTGATAATTAAATCGTGAATATTTGCATCTGTAATTCCACTAGCAACAGGAACATACGCAGGAGTACTAGAAACTAATCCTTTTAAATTTTCCCCTGTATTATCTCCAATTACGATTTGAGAATCAATAACGTCTTCAACATTTGTTTCTAAAAATAAATCTAATTCCGCAGCAGCTAAAACTTCATCTTCGAAAAACTCTTCAGAAACTGGTAAAGTATCTCCGATTTTACGTAATGGTAAAGAGTACATTTTAAATTTCGCAGTACTTTGAGGAAATGCAGCACCTTCTGCAACCATTGCGGCAGCTTTTACAGTTGTAGCCTCATCCCAATCTAAATAAGAAATTGTTCCGTTTGTGTTCCCTTGCCCTACTGGTATTTTTCTAAAAACATCATACAAAGAACGCTGCATTCTAGCCAATTGCCCAACACCATCTAATAACAATTGATGCGTATTTGTAGCAATTGAAGATCTTACCGTGTTGGCTTTTACAACCATTTCAGTGTTAGCTCCTTTTGCAATTTCTTTTAAAGCGTCTTTATTCTCTTTAATTTCTTCGTTTAGCTCTTTTGTTGCGTTACCTTTATTGCTTGCAATCTTATCAGTAATCTGGTTTTCAATTTCGGCAGTTAATACTACTTTTGCTGCTTCAACTTGAGTCTTAACCTCAGCATCAATAGTTGCCTTTGTTTGCGCTTCGTTGTGCGCTTTCTCTGCCGTTTTGTAAGCCTGCAATTCAATTGCAGTCATTGCCTCTAATTCAGCGATTGTTTTTTCTACAAACATCTTTTTTTAATTTTAAATTACACTTAATTTTCTTTTAACTATTTGAGTGACTTCTGTCGGCTCTTCTTTATTCTCAGAAGTGATAATATCGGCTTCTTCTTTATTTTCTTGTATCAATCCAGTAGCGCCATTAGAACCAAACAGAACTAAACTACTTTCATAAACATTTTTTGCTTCTTTTACTACCCAGAAATATGTAATTTCTTCAAAATCTTCTTTATTAGCAATTAAAGGATAAAACTCATCGTAAGTCGATTTTTGTTTTGCGTAGTCTGGGTCTTTAGAATTAAAAGCCATTTCAATCTGTACATACTGCATGCGTACACTTGCTTCTAAATCATATCCCAATTCTAACCATTCTTTGGCTTCTTTGTTTACAATCTTGTCTTTAGCAACTTTGTAAATTAAACAATAACTTTCTCCTTCATAATCTTTACCAAGTAAGGAAAAAGGAATTTTAGCTGTTATCATTTCAATATCTTTACGCATTGCAATAATGTCTTGACGTTTTAAAGAGTGGTCGAAAACTAAATATACTTTTCCTTGTTGTTCTTTGGTTGTTTTTTTCCAGTTCCCATCAGAGTGCATGTCATTATGACTATCCAATATATTTGCGCTATTTACGACAAAGTAATAATAATTATCATCAAACTTTAATGCTTTGTTTGTTTCATTGTCAAATGCTTTTTCAATACCTTTTTGATCAGTTACAATTTGCAAGCCTTTATCAATAGACTTGTAAATTTGTGCCTTTTTTTCGTCAATAATTAGCGTTTTATTCTCGTATAATGCCTTGAATAATTGCTCTTTATTTTCGAATGATTTATTAAGTTCTTTACAAAATATCTTCATTTCTTAACATCTTTATTATTAGTCAATATTTCTTTTCTCTTTTCTAATGCTTTTTTCATTTCTGGAGAAATATCTTTTTTCTCAAGCATTTTATTTATTTCTTTAATATCCATTGTAAACATCTTTTAGTTGTTTTGAAATATCCATTCCTAATTCCTTAGCAATCTGTAAATTCTCCAACTGCAATTTAATATCTTCCTGTTTTTCTTTTTCGAAAACCTTGTTAAACGGACAGTGTGAAAAACTCGGTCTTAAATCTTCTTCATCAAAAATAACCTCTAAAATATCGGTTAATTTCTGTAACATAGGAACTAAAGTATAGTAAACATACAAACCAAGCGATTTTTCTTTACCTTCATTAAACACACCTCCTTTTAATATCAAATCAATTAAATCACTCGGAATATTAAACATTCTCGTTAACTTAGAAAAATCAGCGTTAAAACTATCGTCTAAGGCTAATCTTTTTAAATCTTGTACTAATTGCTTAGCATCTAAATTATCTTTAACTGCGTGTATTGGTTTATTGCTTAATAACGTATCTGAAACACTTTTTTGTTCTTGCGCTGACATTACACCACCGCTTAAACGTTGTGCTTCTGTTTGGCTTCCTGATACTAAAATCTTTGTTGTGTAGAATAAGTTTAGGGCTTTACGTTTACTATACTTTGGTTCCAATGTTGCAGAAATTAACTGATATTTTAGAGGTTATTTTTGATGAAGAAGATTTACGACCAAGTTTTTCGCATTGCCCATTTAACAAGGTGTTTGAAAAGGAAAAGCAAGAAGATATTAAATTGCAATTAGAAAATTTAAAAGTTGCTCAAGAGTTAGGTTTAGATATTACCAAACAATTAAATGAGGTGTATAATGGATATTAATAAATTTTCTTTAATAGTGTGTTTATTTACGATTAATATAAATTTATTATTTTTTTCGTTTTACTATTTAATTCGTGTGTGTAAAGAGTGTTAGTGTATTGGTCATATTTAGCCCATATAATTCCGAAACCGTGATTTTTACCCCAATCGACACCGTAAAATTCTGGTAAATTAAGATTTATAAATTCTTTATATGAATTCTGTTTGAAGTGTGTAAATACTCTACTCGCTACACTTCCAACTTCGCCAAGCCCGTAAACTCTCCAAACGTTAGCCCAATATTCATTTTTAATACTTCCGTCTGGATAATAACCATCTGC